AGAGTTGGGTTCTGCCCAAAAGCAGCGGTTCGTTGCGACCGACCCTGCACCCCCTGCTTGATCTGCTCAAATCTGGAATTATACGCATTGATATTTGCTGAAGCTACAGTGGTGAAAGCACCACCAGATGCCCGCACAATCCTAGAGTCATATAGAAATAAATTCGCGCTGTTTTGAAGCGACAATCCGTTACCATTTTGGTAAAGAACCGGCGCGATACACGAATTTTGAATTTCAGTATAGAAGTTTAAGATGGACAGAGTATTTGCAAAAACTGAGTTTTTGAGGGTGAACGTGATGGGAGTTACATTTGACAGCTGCCAACCAAAAGCGACAGTATCTTGATTGAACACACCACCCGAGATATTCATCAGGTACCGCGCCTGATACGAAACATATTGAGCGGTGTAATCTGCCGCCGTTGAAGTCCCGAGAATTACGTTCGGGATTCTGATTTTCAAACCAGAGGCGGGCTTAAAACCCGCATTGTTCGTCCCTCGCTTGGCGAACTGAATGGTGCCGGCGAAGGGGTCGGAGTAGAAAAACTTGCCGCGCACGTCGGTCGGGATGAAGGCGTGGATGTTTTGAACGACAGTCCAGAACCCCACATACATACCCTGTGCCACGTTGCCGGTATAGGTTGGCAACCCGCTTGAATAGGTCGGGGTGGCGGAATCCGACAGGGCAACAAAGCTAGTCAGGCTGGTGTTGTTGATATGATCGAGCGTGACACTGACTTCATACCAACCTCCACCCAGCGAAGTAATCGAGGATGCGGTGCCAGTCGGGCTCCCCACGGTTGGGGTTGCTATAATCGTGCCGGCAACCAGATCCACCAGTGCGCCAAAACGGGTAGCTCCGCCATTCGTGGAAATCTGCACCACGCACCACTGGCGCGTTTCCTGCTTGACGATGGCGCGGTGTGTATATGACCCTCCGTCCATCTGTGTAGCTTGCAGGTTCTGACCGTTCCACGAGTGAACGCCGGCCACCGCCGTCTCACGCACCCGTTCCGCCGCTGGATAATTTGCAGGACCGGCGATGGCGTTTCTTGTCAAGGTTGTGTTCGTATTCCCCGAAGCTAGGTCTGTGTTCGGATACCAGCCATTCCAAGCGTCTGCCGCATTGGCCCACCATTCGTAAATTCCAGATCCAACAGAGGTTTCGATTTGTACAGCGGGAAACTCATCGCGCACCGGCATCTGGATTGTCTGATTGTCGGTGCCGTCAGTCGTGCCGATTTCATACCAGTCACCTATCGCAAAGGTGTTTGCCATGCGAGGCGTAGTCATGGTAGAGCCACTTGCTCCGACAAGGTGAATCCAACTCCGTTTTCCAGCATTGGTCGCAACAATCGTCGCTCCACCTGGCAGTGTGATAGTTTCGCCTGCCTGAAAATTTCCAGTCTTAGACCTTAATTTAATGAACCCCGTTGCAGGCATAGCACCGCCCGCCGCCGAAGGATTGAACGACCCGCTTGCCCATACGCGAGTGAGTTCGCCAGTTGCGCCACTTGTGCCGCCTGTTACGCCGTTAGAACCTAGTGCCGCTTGAGTCGGTACGTTACCAGTTGAAGCCGAAAATGGAACTTCCCACACCTGGGTGCCATCAATCGCAACCACACCGCCCAAAGTTGACGACACCGGGATGCTGCCAAAAACCGCCGCCTGCTGGTTCCAGCGCGTGTCAGCATTGATCGTGAGCGACCCGCCGTTAATCGTGACGGACTCGCCATCGAGCAACCCCGAAATTGCGGCGCTGTCATAATTGACGGTTGTGGTGACGGTTTGGTTTGCCATAAAAAATACTTAATCCATCTAAACCGTTTTTGATATTGCTTGTTCAATAAACATTGTTTTTGGGTTGCGCTTAATCTCAATCGTTTTTGGTGCCATGATTCCAGCAGAAAGATTTTCCATACCGTTTTTCATGGCGTCTAGCATTTCTAAAAGCATAGCATTATGTTGCCGCTGCTCTTCTAACCCTTGAACCTGCAATTCCACACTTATATCATCGGATTCTTTTGGCTCCATGTCTCTCAACATCGCGCCATCTCTTTCTTGTGAATTAGATGCTCTATTAATTTCTTGACTTTGAACCCCAGCTAGTATTTTTACCTTTTCAAGTTCAAGGCGCTGCGCCTCAAGTGACAATTCAGCCCCCAACTTTTCACGTTCAAATTGCAGTTCAGCTACTTTAATCTCCGCATCGGCCTGGTTCTTTTCTGCCTGTGTTTGAGCGGATTGCGCCTTGATTTGTAGCTCACCCACTTTTAATTGCGCCTCGGCCTGCTTATCGTTAGCCGCTTGTTGCGCCTCTTCTAATGCCTGGCCTAATTGCTGGATAATCTGTTGCGCCTGCTGCAACTGTGCCTGCACAGCTGGCGGTACACCCTGCATTTGTTCAGCTTGACGTTCGGGGTCGCGCAATTCGGGCGGTAAGCCTCTCTCAATCGCATCAGCAGTCTTGTCGGCATTTGGCCAATCCATACTGCGTACAATCATTGGCAAGGCTGGCAGCATCGCCTGTGGTGCAGCTTGGAACAACTGAATCTGTGATTCCCGCGATTCCTCACGCTTGGTTGTGTAGCTTGCGCCAGTTGTAATTGAAACGCTCATGTCACCTTTGGTCATATCATACTCAACAGTTTTGCCAGTTTTTGGGTCTGTGTACCGTTGATTGATTTTTACTACCCGCGTTTTATTGTCTTCACTCTGCGCTTTAACTTCACGGCTACCATCCAAAATATATTTTCTTAAATCCTCATAAATGGTTCCACCATAAATCAGCGCTCGGCGAAACATATCCGAGTAATTCGATGTAGAAACGTCGCCCTCACGTTGGCGTGCCATAATGGCCTTGCCCGACTTTTCGTTGCTTTGCTGACCAAGTGAAGCGGGATAAATGCCGCTGGTGCCGTAAAAATTCTGTTCGGCCATCTGAATCAAAGCCACAGCAGACGACAAATCCGCACTGTTTTGCGCTCGTTTAGGCTCGTTAATTGGGTTACCACTTTCGTCAATAGCGTTGTGCGGCAAATATGAGTGGTTCTTTTGGTTTACCGTGTCATAGTACTGTTCAAGCCCCTTAAAGGCGCGAATATCGCCAGTAAACGGGGCAATCGGGGCGGATTCAGCAAGCTCAATAGCAGTATTGGTGGCGTAATTATAAAGGATTTGCGTGGAAATCATATCCTCATAAAGGCCAGTGTAGTATGTCTTGCCGTTTACAATAGTCTTGTTTCCTTCAACAAAACAAAACGGAATGTGCTTACCATACCATTTGCGCTCTTCTATTTTTTCTCTTGCAGTGCATTTGTAGTACATCACGCGGGGCTTTTTAATTACCCTCTCGTTGTAGTTTTTAATATCTTTTGGTTTTTCTGTTGCTTTTTCGCCAGTTTCTTTATTAAACCACACTGTTTGTTTGTCGTATTCTTTACGCCAATAATGCCCAACCCGCACAAGGTCTTTACCCATTTCAGCCCACGATGGGTAATCATCGCCAATAGACTTTAATTCACTTTCAGTATAGTCGCGTTCGTATCTTTCGTTAAACTCTGAACGGGGAATGTCCTCAATCTCAATCAAGAAACGCCTATCGCTGCGGTCTTGCTCACGACAGGCGGGATCATCATAAACCTGAAACGTGTTGGGTATCTGGCGGATGTAGATATTCTGGTCGTTGCTTTCGTCATTGTCATAATCGGTGCAAAAAGCAAAGTAAGCCCATCCAATGTTCACCTGGCTGGCAATGGCGAGCTTGTATGCAGTTTGAGCGCAACCTTGTGACTGCACCTCACGAATCATATCCTCCAACAGTTCGGCCTTTTCAACATCCGCGTCGGTCGTCGGTATGTATTTTATCTGTGGCAAATTCTGCCATTGGTCGTTAATGACCTGTCGTCCAAACTTAGGAAGCTGGTTAAAGCTGTAACTAGGGCGATTCCCCCTCGCCTTTACTTGGTCAGAGCTAAATTGGTCTGCGCCAGGTCGAATAAAGTCTAAAACAAATAGGGCGCGGGTTCTATTGTCGGATTCAGCATTGGATGACAGCTTAAAGTCATCAAGCATAGACTTAACAATTTTATCTAACGCCACCCTTAAAACCTTCTATGCAAATTGGTTGAATAATGGCCAGGCGGAACAAATTCTACATTTGTTTGCTTTGCTATCCGCCTTGTAGCTTCGCACGCATAACGTAAAGCGTCAATAACGTGGTTATGTTCGTCTTCTAGTACTGGCAATACAATCCCCGTCAATTGGTCTGTCTTATAGCAATACATGGTTAATTCGTCAATAGTGTGCGTGCATCGTGGGTGAACCACAATATCGTAAGTCTTTAAGAACTCTATCCCTTCTTTCAGCGAGTCTTTTCCTTTGACTGCTGGCATGATTTTGGGGAATCCATTCTTGCGCATGTGACTAATTGTTTCTGGCCTGGCACTATCAGCGATAATCGGCCATTTTTCAGACTCTGGCACAGACAAGAACAGACTAGGCGTGTCCATAATCTCACAGCCAACCTGATAGGCTTCATAGTCGATGTACAGCTTGCGGCCAACAATGTGACAACGTATCAGCACTGTTGGGTCTATTGCAAAGCCCCAGTCCGCCCCGAATCTATGCACGGCATCAGCAGGAGTATCGAACTCTTCTATAGTCCAATTCTTAAACACCCGCGCTTCTGAATTTTGGCTATATCCACCAAGCCACACGTGATTATACTTATCAGCATCGCGCCCCCTATCGTATTCCATTTCGGCCTTTAGCACGGACGGAAACCACGGGTTATCCTTATAGTTCACTTCAATAACAACGGCGTTGGGCGGCGCTTTTTCCCCACGCAACAACGCATCTACAGGATCGTCGCGGTGGTTAGGGTTCCATGTAAACCATAACTCGCTGCCAGGCTTGCGGATGGTTGGCCTCAGCAGGTCAAGACTTCTCTGGCTTAACGATTGCGCCTCTT